ATATGTTGGAGCAAAGAAAGCTATTGAGGGTTTTGTTCATTCGTTCAGTAACGGTCAGGTGGCTAGGCTAACGCATCATCTTATGTAATTGATTACCTTTGTAATATGGCAAAGAACGGAAACATACACCCTACAAGGATATTTAAAACGCCTGATGAGTTGTTAAGTGCTTGGAACGACTACAAAAGCTATGTTGATAGTCAGGCTACTAAATGGGCGAAAGTTCAATACGTTGGTAAGGATGGCGAACGAGTAACAGATAACCCTCCAATGCCTTATGATATTGATGGTTTCTTTGTTTGGTATTACGATAAATACAATAGACATATCCATCATTACTTTGATAATGACAATGGTTATTACGATGACTTTGGGGGCATCCTTACGCGTATAAAGGCAGAAAGGAACGACAACATTAAGACAGGAACGCTATTAGGTTTCTTCAATGCGAGTATGGGTAATAGGATTGCTGGACTAGCTGAGAAGAACGAGACAAATGTAAACGCAAACGTTAGCATACTAAACATAGACCCGTTAGATGATAGCGCAGACCACGGCACTCCGTAAGATAGCAGGTCTAAAGAAGCGCGTTAAAGTAATTCGAGGTGGTCAGGGTAGCGGTAAGACAATATCTATACTGATACTGCTAATCAATCACGCATCAAGCCAACCGAACAAAGAGATATTGATTATATCTTCAGAGTTAACCAAGATGCGGCTAACGGTCATTAAGGACTTTGTTAAGATAATGAAGCTATCAGGTCTATACGTTGAATCTAAGTTCTTAGCAGGTACTTTGTATCGGTTTCCTAACGGTTCATTCATCAAGTTTATAGGGTTGGACAAGTCAGATGTTGGTAAGGGTCTACGCTCCGACATTGCATACTTCAATGAGGTGAACAAATGCGATTCAGAAAGCTACAGACAAGTGGCATCTAGGGCTAAAAAGGTCTATTCGGATTACAATCCTGATGCTCCTTTCTTCATTGACAAAGAGGTGATAGGTAGAGATGATTGTGACTTCATTCAGCTAACTTTTCAAGATAATGAGATGTTAGACGATAACGAACGCAATGAGATTCTAAACTATTACAGGTTGGCTTATGGAGTTGATTACGTTGAAGGTCAACAGCCGCCCGAACTAGTTAGCGAATATTGGGCTAATCTTTGGAATGTCTACGGTATGGGTAATATTGGGAGTCTGCGAGGCGTTGTGTTTTCCAATTGGTCAGAGATTGACAGCTTGCCCCAGGATGCGAAGTTTGTAGGCTACTCTATTGATTTCGGCTACAGTAATGACCCGACATCTGTAATAATGGGTTATGAATATAACGGGGTTAGAATATACAATGAGGTGGTGTATCGGACGGGGTTACTTAATTCAGACATTGCAGACCTATTGAAAGAGAACGACATTACCAAACAAATGATTGGTTACGCTGATAGTGCAGACCCGAAAAGTATTGCAGATATTAACCGTTATGGTTTCACCTTGAAGCCAGTAACCAAAGGTGCGGATTCGATTATGTACGGGGTTGGACTAATGCAAGAACAACCATTTCAAATTACTAAGCGAAGCACCAATTTAAGAAAGGAACTACAAAATTATTGCTGGGCAAAGGATAGGGACGGTATGGAGATTAACAAGCCTATTGATGCCTGGAATCACGCAATTGATGCTGCTCGTTATTTGGAGATGGAGTTGAAACTAAACAAGAAAGGTAAGATGAGAGTTCGTACATTCGGTTAATTATGAAAACGTTATCTTTGGTAAATTAAATGGTAAGCATTAAAGTCATAACCGAAAGAGGGATTGAGGACAAGAAGATACCTCAGTCGTTTGATGACCTGCAATGGATTGACTACGTGAACGCTCTTTGCACCGATGACACTACAGAAGCGATTGAAGCACTTACAGGAATAAGCACGAAGGATTTTAACGAAATGAGTTTAGAGTCTCAATCCTTTATCTTCAATTCTTGCGGCTTTTTTTGGAACGAGAAACCCGAATATATTGAAGTACCTGACGAAGTAAAAGAACTATCTATTGAGCAGGGTACATGGTTGCAGTTGATTAATTCAGAAGCCGAATTTAAGCGCGTGAATGAGTTAGAACTTCCTGAGATTGCAGCATCTCAATTGATTATTAAGACGTATACGGGCGTTGATATTAAAGGGTTGCGAGTTCCTGAAGCGTTAGGCTATTGGGCGTTTTTTTTTTGCAGTTTGAGAAATGGCAAAAGAGGTGGGAAGATATGTACACAGACAAACCAAACGACAATGAGATTGCCGCAGGGATTGAAAAGATACAACAGTTCGGATGGTTCGCCACTTTACACGCGCTTGCGAAAGGTGACGTTCTCAAATACGACCCAATCCTTGAGAAGAAAGCAATTGACATCTACACAACCCTACTACTTGAAAAGACGGAACGGGAGTATAGTGAGAATCTCCAATACTTCAATTCAAAGACTGACAAACCGATAGAATGAACGACACTATTAAATTTAATTACGTCATCCATAGAAATGATAAATGCGCTTGCGGCTCAAGTCTAAAGTTCAAACATTGCTGTTTAAAGGAACAGGGAAAACGAGCCAATTGCACACGAACGTATAAACGAAAATGACCTACCAACAGCTACTAGATATGGTTCGAGACACGGCTAAAGCTGTGAATACTACGGGAACATTTATTCACGGTCGTAATAGCGATGCGGCTAACTCTCAGGCGTTACCATACCCAAGAATACATCTATATCCATTCACGCAAGAACGCGACCCAAAGGACACGTTTAAACGAACTACGCCTTTGTTGTTCTCATTCGTTGAGAAGGATGAAGGGCTGCAAGATGAAGCATTGAGGGAGGGTATCATTAGCCGAATGGATTTGTTATGCCAAGACTTCTTGGATAGGTTAGAAGATGATTATGATTCTGACATTGAGTTTACTTCAATTCGCTCAGAACCACAGTACCAAATATTGGAAGGTGTAAGCGGTTACACTTTGAGCGTGACGATTAAAAGCCAAGTTGAGTGCTAAGTCCTAACGAGGAAATACTATTGCGAAACTTCGCAGAGCAGACGAAGGCTGACATTCAGAACGCTATCAAAACCAAGCGGATTACCAAATTTGGTGCAGTCAATAGTTCGGGGCGGTTGCACGATTCTGTTGAGATAATCTACACGGATAACGGGTTTAAGATATTGGCTAACGGTTACATTAACACTTTAATATGGGGAAGAAGACCTGGTTCTTTTCCACCCATATCTCCAATAGAGAGTTGGATTAAAGAAAAACCAATTTCAACTGATAAGCCGATTAAATCACTAGCCTATGCAATAGCTACCAAAATGCAAAAGGAGGGAAACATGGTTTGGAGAACTCACAAAGGTCAGAACTCAGGGTTATTGGAGGACGCATTGAAGCAAGATAAATTTGATGCGTTTGTTCAGTTAATAGCATCGAAAGCGGTTGAAGGATTAACAGATAATATAGTAACAGCATTTGACATAAAAGCATAATGGCAATTACACTACCTAACCTTTGGAACTCAGTTCACAGACCAATCATTTACACATTTGCTCCTGAATATACTTTTGTTGCGGCTGGTAATTATTTAGGTAATCTTCAACTAATCATTTCGCCACTTTCAAACGTTGACAACTTCATTGTGGGGACTAACGCGATAATACCAAGCGGAATCTACGCAGGAACTCACAAGGTGCTTTCAATATCGGGAAATGCTCTTTTGTTAGATACTACTTACACCGCAGGAGCAGGCGGTACGGTTATCTCAACCCGTGTTCCTGTTAACCTATACGCTGGTTATGATGCTGCTCACCCTGGATTTACAGATTATCCTTATGGATTGGTCGCAAGTATCACGGCTATTCGTGGAGCAGATGGAAATTGTAAGGTAGATGTAAGTGGTTTCTTAAAGAGCGTATTTAAGGAAATCAAAGCACCCCGAATAGGGCGCGACTTCCAAATGTCAATACCCTTTGCTCTATTTGTTGGACTTGAATCACATACAACTAGATACGCACTAAACGGAACGTTCAAGCAAGATGACCTAGCCGCTTATGATGCGGCTGGTAAGATTCTAAACGCACGTGAGCCAATCCACTTTCAGAACGGGAAAACAATCTATTCAATGATTTGGCAAGATACGGCTGAGTTTGGTGAGCATATTGTCAACATAGCCGCCACACCCGGAACGGGCAATGTGGGAGGAATTGGATTTTTAGAAATAGGCACAACATTTACTATTCAATAATGGCAATTTACCTAGACAGAACTTACGACCTTTTCGAAATGGCTACCTTTGGTGACCAATTCGAGCAAAGCATCACTCAATACTTTTACTCATTTACTGGAACTGTTCCAAGTTGGGTAACGGCTGAACCTTTACCATCTCCATTTGGAGCGTATAATTTCCCACAGTTTGAGATTGACATACCTGAAGGAACTTTAGGAACTTACACTTTTGGAGTGACTCAAACAAGACTTTCCGATTCAAGTACTTTAACAGGTACGATAACAATCAACGTTAGTGATATAGCTGCAACCCCTTTAGATTTGCCACATTGTCAGAACGCTAACTTAGTTTGGTTAGACCCTTCGGGAGGTTGGGAGAGTTACACCTTCAACGGTAAAGCGCAAACTGAGCAGGGCAAAGGTTCGGATTCGTCATTCATAAATAGCGATGGAGAAAAGCGTTATTCGAGGATTGAGGAGGTACATCAAGGTTTAATCGTTACAACGGGAAAGGTTTCTCCAATGTCGGCTGATTTTGTGGCTGATGCGTTCAAAGCAATACAAGCGTATCTTTGGGATGATGCTGGGTTTGTTCCAATTCTAATTGATAGGCAGACATTCCGAAAGGTTCGTAGTGGTGAGTCATTTGCTGAATATGAGTTCGGTTTTATGTATGCTATTGAGGACGTAATCCAAACACAATGAACAAACATTTAAAAGACCCTAGCGAAATTTTAGCGTGGATTATAGTAGTGTTAATAGTATCATCAATAATTAGCCTATTGCTATGACCGAACTATGGATAGACGGTAAACTTTGCGACCTTGAAAAGAAAGAGGTCATCGTAATGAGTTACGGAGTAAACCGATTGACGGACATTGAAAGCCGACAAGGGTATTACTCCAATACTTTCAAGCTACCAAGAACAGCTAATAACTTAGATGTGTTCGGATTACCCAATGAACTTAATTCAACCGATACAACACGCTGGGAACGTTTGGAGTGCTACATCATAACTGATGGAATCTATCAAGTATTCGGCTTTGCTGAATTGCAAAGTATTAAGGATAGTTTGAGCGTAGTGGTTAAAGGTGGTAACGCTGATTGGATTGATTTACTAAGCGGCAAAGAGTTGACCGATTTAGACCTTTCAGATTTAGACCACATTCAGAACTTAGCAAACGTAACCGCAAACCGTTTTAACGATTACACAAGCCACTACGTTTATCCTGACATTGATTACGGAATGGTCAAGAATCTAAACGGTTCAATATCTCATTCAATGTTGTTTCCTTCCGTGTTTATGAAAACCCTTGTGGATAGGTCTTTTTCCGAGATAGGGCTAACGGTAACCAACGTACTTGATTCAGTTCCGTTGTATCAACAGATGGTGTTGCCGTTTGTCAATGATGAAATTCTACATTCAGACGCTTGGACATTATCAAAAGGATTTAGGTGCAATGTATCATCACATACAATCAACGTTGCAGCAGGTAGTACTCTTTGGTACGCAGGAATCGACAACGATAGCACAGGCGGCTTCTTTGACAACGATAACCAAATATCACTTGGTAATTGGGATGACCTAACATCTCCTCAAGTACCATTCCCAGGTTATCAGCCAAATGAGCCAGTTGACCAAACATTCACGGCTGTTATTGAGTTTACTGTTACCAATTGGCTAAACGGAACAAGTATTCTAGTTATGACATTTGTCAACGTTGGGCTTCTTGAATTTAATAAGAACTACGCACATTCTGACGCGCTCGGAAACGGAACTTTCACGGCAACAATCAAGGCACGAACGAACACAGAACTATTTGAAACAATTGAAGTAAGCTCAAGATTTGTAGGTGTTACGATTGATTCGGCTGTATTTACTAATGTACCTGACGATGTTTACATTCGGGGTTCTGTTTGGAACTTCTCAAAGAATCTACCTTCCAAATTCAAGCAGTTAGACCTAATTAAATACATGGTCAATTCGTTCTCTTTGATTGTCATTCCTGATATGACAAATAATAGCATTGAGTTTGTTTACTTTGATGACATACCAAGCAACACAAGCGAAGATTGGAGCGATAAAGTAGACATAACGGAAACGGAAGAAATTACACCAAACTACGGAAGCTACAAACAAAACAACATTCTTGAATACAGCATTGATACGGGTGATTCGTCACTAACCGAATCAAAGGATTTAGGAAAGCACACGATTGTAAGTGAGTACAAGCCTGAAGGTGAAAAGAAGATTTACAAAGCACCGTTAGGACTATGCAACCGAATCTTTACTATGCAAGAAACAATGACAAAAGCGTTCATTGATTTGAACACATCGGAATCAAGGGAGGAAGTAATAAGCGGAATAAGCGGTACAACAGTAACCTTTGCAGCCAATACTGAGTTTGCGGTGGGAGATGAACTTTTATACGCTGATTGTAATGGCAGCCAAACAATAGGAGGCACTACAATTAACGGTCAGATTGTAATGGTAATTGATAGACCAACCAGCAACACGGTAACCGTAAAACCAGGGTGTAGCGGAACACCATTAGCAACAACGGGTCGCGCTATCAACATTGGTCAATATTATGAGTTGAATACTAGAAAGCCACGTATAGGAGTTCACAAGGTTGTAACTGATAGCCCAGTACCAATTCAGCTAATCGGAGCAACAACCGTGACAAGCGCAAGTGAGGTTTATTTTGATGAGATACTTTGGTCAAACTTAGTAGAGACTTATTGGGAAACGCTCACAGCTATAATCCAACGTCCTCAAATGGTTGAGATGTTGATGAGGTTATCAGCTTCGGACATTAATCAAATCGACTTTACCAAACCCAAATGGATAGACCGATTTAACTGCTATTTTTATCTCAGCTACATTAACCAATACAAAGTGAACCAAGTAGATTCAACAGAAGTAGAACTAATTAGATTACCGTAATAATGGCAGAAGAAAAGAAGATACTCGTTGATATTGAAATCAACTCGGAGGACATTAAGAAGGCGAACGATTCAATGGCTAGTTCTGCTAAGTCGGCTGCATTGCTTACGCTTGAATTGAACAAGTTAAAAGAGGAGCAGAAAGCCAACAGCCAAGCGGCAAAGGACGGAACAATTAGCGCAACAGAGTTAGCCGCAAGACAAGCAGGTCTAAAGCTAAAAATGACTGAGACATCCAAAGCACTTGCTGCATCCAATAAAGAGTACGCCAATAACAAAACGGTAGTAGATGCTGCGAAGGGTTCAAACGAGCAACTACGGGCGCGGCTATCTATTCTGACAAAGGAATACAACGGGTTAAGCAAAGGACAGCGCGAGAACTCGAAAGAGGGCAAACGGATGGAGGCAACCATCAAAGCTATTACTGACAAACTCAAAGCAAACGAGAAAGCCGTAGGTGATAACCGTAGGAATGTAGGTAATTACGAAGATGCTTTGAAAGGCGCAGCTGGTCAAATAAACATATTCGGTGTAAACGTTGGTAGTGTCATTACGAAGGTTCAAACGTTCAAAAATGGCATTGTTGCACAAGCAACAGCAACCAAAGCGAGCGCAGTAGCAACGGGTGGATTTAGTGGTGCTTTACAAGTCCTTAAATTAGCTATCATTGGAACGGGCATAGGTGCGTTAGTTATTGCTCTTGGTTCACTTGTTACATTCTTAACCCAAACAAAACGCGGTTCTGAATTATTATCACAAGGGCTAGCAGGTATTGGCGCAACCGTTTCTGTTTTAACAGATAGAATGTCAATGCTTGGCGAAGCATTAACGCAAGTCTTTAGCGGTGAATTTTCAAAGGCAGCGGAAACCGCAAAGGGCGCATTCTCAGGAATTGCAGACGAAATAGTTAGAGAAACTAAGGCAGCCGCAGGACTGGAAAAGCAGATGCAAAAGTTGCGAGATAGTGAGCGTGATTTGCTAGTTGAAACATCCAAGAGAAAAGCGGAGGTCGCTAGTTTACAATTGATAGCGGAGGACGAAACCAAAAGCAACGCGGTTAGGCTTGAGTCTATTAAGAAGGCTAACGCAATCCAGGAGGGTCTAATGGAGAAACAACTTGCACTACAAAAGGAGCGAGTTAGGATTACAGAAGCGCAGCTTAAATTGGGTGAAAATATGGAAGAGGACGAGCAAAAGTTAGCCGAAGAAAGAGCGAAACTTGGAGACATCGAAGCCGCAAACATCAAGAAGCTACGGACTTTAAAAGCCAAAGAGAACAGCATCACAAAACAAGAAGCGGCTGAACAATTGAAGAACTCAAAGGCGGCAATAAAAGCAAAGGAGGACGAAATTAAAGCGCAAGAGAAAGCAAACGCGGCTGTAATTAAAGGTTATGAGGATGAGCGCAAGTTGATAGATGAACTTTCAGAGGTTGAAAAAAACAACGCAATCATAAGCATTGAGAACGCGGAAGAACGAGCAGAAAAGATAGCGTTCATTGAGCGTGAATCACTACTTCAAAAGATAGCTAACATTGACGATGAGACAGCCGCTTACACCGCATCGGCTGATATGGTTGGTTCTGTTGATGAAGAAAAGTACGCAAAGCAATTAGCGCAACGGGCAGCGTTCCAGGCTAAAATTGCGGAAATGGATAGGGCGGCACTTGCTAAAGAGTTCACCGATAAAATAGCGGCAATCAGCATTAATGAGCAGCTAGAAATTGATGCGGCTGAATTGTCAATTGACAACGAGCAAGAGTTAGCTGATGCAAAGGCAAAGATTAGTCTGAAGTATCTTCAAACTAAGTTGGCTTTGATGACTAGCATTGCAGGTGCTGACGGAATCATAACCGATGAAGAACTCAAGAATCTCAAGTTAGTTGAGAATGCAATAGCGAAGATTACAAAGGGTCTTGGTGAGGGGGGTGATTATGTACCGTCACTTGCGGAAGCGTTAGGAATTACTGATGATGACTTGGAAGCAGCAATAGGAGTGGCTGAAGCTATGGCAAGTACCATTACGGGAGTTCTTCAAATAGCTATGCAAGCCAATCAACAGCGAATAGATGGCGTTGATAGACTAGCAAATGCCGAAATAAATGCTATTCAAAACAGCACATTATCGGAAGAAAAGAAAGCTGAAAAAATCAAGGCTATCGAAAAGAAAGCCGCGATGGAAAAGTATCAACTTGAATTAAAAAACTTTAATTTAAGTCAAGGTCTACAAATTACTAATGCCATTATCGGGACGGCACAAGCAGCTATTGCGGCTTACAGTTCAGGTGCAGCCGTACCAATTGCAGGTGTTGCACTAGGTCCAGCAATGGCAGCAATTGCCGCAGCATTTGGCGCGGTTCAAATTGGGTTTATTGCATCACAGAAACCACCAGCCGCACCACAATTCGCAAGGGGTGGGGTTTTACAAGGTGCTTCTCACGCTGAAGGAGGAATCCAAATGTACGGCAACGGTCAACACTACGGAGAAGCCGAAGGCGGTGAGATTGTATTGACCAAAGGCGTAAATGCAAACCCAAGATTGAGAGCGCAAGCAAGCCGTTTAAACGTTCTAGGTGGTGGTGTTCCTTTGGCCGCATCAAGTCATATGGCTAACGGTGGGATTGTTTCACCAACCTTCGCAGCAAGGCAAACGGCTACATCTTCATCAATGACTAAAGGAGACTTTGCAGATGTTATTTCGGAAATGCCTGCTCCAGTTGTCCAGGTGACTGAGATTAACCGAGTACAAGGTAGAGTTGCAACGGTTAGCGAATCGGCTAATTTGTAATAATATTTTAAAGATAGTTGCAATTCGGGTTTTAATGTTTATGTTTGTTGCCTAATCTAAAAGAGCAATGAATCCAACAGAATTAAGAATAGGTAATTGGGTAAACCTTTACGAAGGTAGAGACTCAAAAGTAACTGGAATGACTAACACAGGTAAAGTTTGGGCGGTAGTAGAACCCTACGACCCTGCTTGTGCATGGTCTACATCGGAAATAAACCCGATACCACTAACAGAAGATTGGCTAAAGATGTTCGGGTTTGAGAAACAATATGGTATCATGACCGAACTCGGTTTTGAGTTAAAATGCAGACCAGATGATACTGATTGCGTTATTATGATTGATTTGGAGGTTTCCATTGCGGTTATTGAATCACATGACCTTGTGCAGGGTATGACATTTAGATTTCCAAAACACGTCCACCAACTTCAAAACCTTTACTTCGCTTTGACAGGTGAAGAACTAGAATTGAAATAAATCACTATATTTGCAGTTCATTGTTTCATTGTTCTGTTGTTTAGAAAGCCCTGATTCTTAATTGAGTTGGGGCTTTTGCTATTCGCGAATCGCGATACGAGATAAAATAAAATAAAAATATTTTTAAAAGATAGTTGCAGGTTTAAATATTGGTTGTATATTTGACGTGTCATTAAAAAACAGACACGCCATGAATGCTTTTCTTATCACATCGCCAAAAGGAGTTTCAGAATGGAAATCTACATTTGTAGAAACTC